CGTGCGGCTACACCTGCGAGCTCGACGAGACGCCCGGTGTCCACGACGGCGCGCCCTACCAGCGCGTGCAGCGCAACCGCGTCTACAACCACCTGGGCATCGGCCCGAAGGGCTGGGGGCGCGCGGGCACCGACGTGTCGCTGCGCCTCGACGGCGCACAGCAGGTGGCCGCGCGCTTCGACGCGCCCGTCGCACGGCTCGACTCGACAGATTCACCGACGGGCCGCGGATCACCCGCGCTCGCAAACGCGGCCCGCGTGGCCGATGGAGACGCCACGATGGCGACGACGAAGCGGCGTGACGGCGACGAGCCGCAGCCCGAAGACATGAAGAAGGCCGACGCCCCGAAGGTCGACGCCGACGAGATGATGATCTCGAAGAAGGACGCCGACGCGGCCTACGCCGAGATGGAGGCGAAGCACACCAAGATGATCGGCGCGCTCGAGCAGATGGTCGCCGACATGGCGAAGCAGCTCGCGGTGCTCAAGGCCGCCGAGTCCGCCGAGGTGGCCGAGGCCGACGTGCCCGAAGCCGTCGCCGACTCGATCGTCTCGAAGCGCCTCGCGAAGCTCGACAGCGCCCGCGAAGGCGCGCGCCTCGTGGCCCCCGCCGTGAAGCTCGACGGGCTGCTCAAGCCCCGCGAGATCCACGCGGCCGCCATCGCCGCCGCGATGCCCACGATGAAGCTCGACGGGCTCTCCGACGACGGCGTCGCGGGTGTGTTCGCGGGCATCGTCGAGCCCGCGCGCGCCCGCGCCGCGAAGCGCGCTGACGGTGGCCGCAAGGTCGCCGACGTGCTCGTGCCGAACGCCACGCAGGCCGAAGAGGTCGCACGCGCCGACGGCGAGGCCGCTCCGCTCAACCCCATCGAAGACCAGCAGGCCGCGCTGCGGTCGTGGTCGCAGCGACCCGCCGTGAGCGGGAAGAAGGCTCCCTGATCATGGCAAAGCAGACTTCGGTTCTCGCCAACCTCCCCGCTGCGATCCCCGGCATGGTCCGGGGCCGCTACGACGCCAACACCCGCATGGCGGCCGTCGCGATCAACAACGGCCTCTTCTGTGTGCAGGGCTCTCGCGACGAGACGGCGAAGCTCCCCACGGCCTCGACGGACATCACGACCGGGCTCCTGGTGATGGGCGTCTCGCGCGACTCCGTCTCGCGTGATCCCAACTTCCCCCCCGGCGGCACCGCCGACACCACGTACCAGATCGGCGACTCCGTCGAGCTCGTGTACCGCGGTCAGGTGTGGGTCACCGTCGAGGAGGCTGTCGCCCCCGGCGACGACGTCTATGTGCGCTACGCCACCGGCTCGTTCGCGCAGAAGGGCGCGTTTCGATCGAGCGCCGACTCCACCACGGCCGCGCTCCTGAACGGCGCGCGCTACCTCACCACGGCCGCCATCGGGGGCCTCGCCCTCGTCGACCTCAACCTCCCGGTCAAGTGACATGATCATCACCCTCGACAACAAGATCGTGCGCGCCGACGGCCGGGAGATCCCCGCGGTTCGCATGGACGGCTTCTGCGCGAAGCCGCAGCTCAACCACCTGGTCAACACGCTCGGCTTCCGCGTCGACTCGGGCGAGGCCGCCGTGATCCAGCGCGCACTCGACTACGTCGAGGCCCGTGCGACCGACGTGATGTACCCCGAGCTGCGCGCCGCCCGCTTCGTGCCCGCGCTCTCCGAGGTGCCCCTCGGGCCGCGCACCTTCACCTTCGCGGTGAAGGACAAGATCGGCCGCGCCCGCCGCACCACCGGCGCCGGCCGCGACCTCCCGCGCGCCAACATCACCCTGAGCGAGAACACCTCGGCCATCGCTGGCTACGGCGCTTCGTACTCGTACACCACCGAGGAGCTCCGCGCCTTCGACTACGCCCGCGGCACCGGGCGCGGCCCCGCGCTCTCGCTCGACACCGAGCGCGCCGACACCGCGATGGAGATGATCGCGCGCCTCATGGACAGCGTGATCGCGTTCGGCGACCCCGACGACTCGCGCATCAAGGGCTTCCTCAACGCCACGGGCGTGACCACGAGCACGGCCGCCATCGCGTGGGGCAGCGCGACCTTCGCCGAACTTCTCTCGGAGCTCCTGGCGCTCGCGAACGAGCCGGTGGTCACCAGCAAGGAGACGTTCATGCCGAACGCGATCCTGCTCCCCACTGACAAGCTCCAGCTCGTGCAGAGCGTGCTGAACGCGTTCGGCACGAAGAGCGTGCTCGAAGCGTTCAACGACGCCATGCAGTCGGCCCGCCGCAGCGTCTCCGTCGAGTCGTGGCCGCTGCTCGCGACGGCCGACGCGGCGGGCACCGGCCCCCGCGCCGTCGCGTACGTGCGCGACACGAAGGTGGTCGGCTCGATCATCCCGGCGCTGTTCATCGCGCAGCCCCCGCAGGCGCAAGACCTCGAGTGGGTGATCCCCTGCGAGGGCGTGTGCGGCGGCTCCGTGGTGAAGGCGCCTCTCGGCGTCTACTACCGCGACGGGCTCAACGGCTGATGCGCGTCCGCAACGCCAGCCTGAACCCGGTCCTGGGTCGCGCGCTCCTCGGCCCCGGCGACGAGGGCGAGGTCGACGTCGCGCGCCCCGGCGTGCGGAGCATGATCGACGCGGGGCTTCTCGTGGCCCTCGACGACGTGCCCGCGGCGCCCTCCGCAGCGGCCGAGCTCGACGCCGCGCGCGCCGAGATCGTCGCCCTCAAGGCGACCGTTGCTGAGCACGAGGCGACCATCGGCGCTCTGCGCGCCACCGTCGACGGCCTCACCGCCGCCGATCGCCCCGCGGCTGAGAAGCCGAAGAAGGGCGGCTGAGATGGCAGAGACCGCGGCCACGTTCAAGGCGCGCCGACCGGAGTTCGCTCCGATCGACGACGCCGTCGTGTCCGCGGCGCTCGCCGAAGCCACGCGACGCACCGATGCGCGTGTTTTCGGCGATCGTTTCGACGACGCGGTGTCCCTCCGCGCCGCCGACCTGCTCGCAACGGGCGCCTACGGGCTACCGGCACGCGTCGACCCGAAGGCGACGACGGGGCCGACGATGTACGCGCTCCAACTCGCGACGCTCATCCGTGAGCGCGCGGGCGGCGCCTGGGCCGCAGGCATCGGCCCGACGGGGCAGTTCCTGTGACCGTCGCCGTGACCGACAACGGCTTCGCGGAGATGCTCGCGCGGGCTCGCGCCCTCGACGCGCTCACGATCCGCGTGGGCATCCTCGCCGACACGCCGAAGCGCACGCGCTCGGGGCAGAAGGGCGGCAAGCTCTCGCTCGTCGAGGTGGCTTTTCTGCACGAGTTCGGCGCCCCGGCGGCGAAGATCCCGCAGCGCAGCTTCATCCGCGCGACGGTTGACAAGCACGCGGCCGAGATCCGAGATCTGCAGGTCAAGCTCGCGACGACCGTACTCGCGGGCAAGATGACCGTCGAGACCGCGGCGGGGCTCCTCGGCGCGAAGGTCGCCGCGTGGTGCCAGAACGCGATCAGCGACGGCATCCCGCCCGCGCTCGCACCCGCCACGATCGCGCGCAAGAAGTCTTCGAAGCCCCTCGTCGACACCGGCCAACTCAAGAGCTCGATCACCTGGCAGGTGGTCGCGTGAACCTCGCCGAGATCGAGCCCGCGCTCTGCACCATCGCCGCGACCGTGACCGGCGTGACGTCCGCGCTGTGCGTCTTCGAGAACGCCCCGCGCCCGATGTCCTCCAACGGCGTGACGGTGCTCCTCTCGTGGGTGTCGCGCACGGGCGTTGGCGTCGACGCGACGCGCTACGACTACGAGGCCGCCGCCGACCCGCTCGACGAGATGACGCCGACGACGGAGGGTCCGCGCGAGGCCGTCGTGCAGATCGCCGTCGAGGTGATCGCAGACCAGCGCGCCGGCCACAACGCCGCCGCCCTCGTCGAGAAGGCCCGCACGCGCCTCCGGTGGCCCCGCGTGCTCGACGCGCTCGAGGCGGTCGACCTGGCGCTCGCATCCGTCGGCCCGGCGACGCAGGCCGACTACACCGCCGACGGGCGCCTCGTGTCTCGCTCGCTCTTCGAGGTGCGCCTCAACGGCGTCTCGCGCGAGACCGACGAGAACGGCCGCACAAGCTACATCGCCACGGTCGAGGCGGTCTCGACGATCACTGCCCCCGACGGCACGACGCTCCCCGATTCCATCCAGCCCGCAGGGTGACCATGGCTTTCATCGACGACATTGCCTCCATCACGATCACGCGCGACACGCGCACCCCGTCGCAGGCGGGCTTCGGCACGGCGCTGGTGGCCGCGTACCACGCGCTCTACGCCGACCGCGTGCGCGTGTACGGCGCCCTCTCGGAGATGGTCACCGACGGCTTCACGCCGTACGACCCCGCGTACAAGGCCGCCGCGGCGGTCTTCGCGCAAGACCCCGCGCCGCCGTCGATCAAGCTGGGCCGTCGCGCGCTCGCGATGACGCAGGTGATCGACCTGACGCCCGTCGCTGCGCCCGCCATCGGCGACGTCACGACGGTCAAGGTCGACGGGCTCACCGCGACCTTCACGGCGACGGCAACGACCATCGCCAACGTCTGCACCGGCCTCGCCGCCGCCATCAACGCGCTCGGTGACGTCGACGCGATCGTTGCGACGTGCGCCTCGTCGGCGAGCGAGCAGACCCTCACGGGCGCCACGCTCGACGGCGTCTCGGGCGGCGCGTCGCTGGGCCAGCCCCGGTTCATCACGTTTACGTTCTCTTCGTCCGCGGATTGGGACGCCACGAGCATCACGCTCTCGGGCCTCGACGGCAACGGCGCCGCGCAGAGCGAGTCGATCGCGATCCCCAACGGCGGCAACGCCACCGTCACGTCGACGAAGCGATACCTCCAGGTGTCGTCGATCGTGGTCCCCGCGCAGAGCGGCACCGGCGGCACGGCGACGGTGGGCACGCGCGCGCCCGTCACGGCGGTGGGCAGCTCGGCCACGAAGGTGGTGTGCACCAGCGCCGCGGGCGAGCTGCACTCGTATGAGCGCGTCACCGCGGGCAACCTCTCGCTCCTCGACGCGACCGCGAACCCCGGCGTCGCGACGGACCTCGCCGCGATCCTCGCGGCCGACAGCGACTGGTACGGGCTGCTGCTCGACTCCAACGGCGCCGCCGAGGTGAGCGCCGCCGCCGCGTGGGTGGAGTCGGCGAAGAAGGTCTTCGGGTACGTCACCAGCGACACGGCGCACCTCGCGAGCGGCTCGACGACGTGCCTCGCGTACACGCTCAAGGCCGCGGGCTACACGCGCACCGACGGCATCTACCACCCCGAGCTCGGCACCGCGACCGCGTGGGCCGCCGCCGCGTGGAAGGCGCGGCAGTTCGTCGGCGCGCCCGGCTCCGCAACGGCCGCCTTCAAGTCGCTCGCGGGCGTCTCGTCGTACGACCTCACGAGGGCGCAGCGCGCCGCGCTGGAGTCGTACAACCTCAACTTCTACACGACCGCGGGCGCGCTCGCGCTCACCTTCCCCGGCAAGATCGCGTCGGGCGAGTGGATCGACGTCGTGCGTGACCTCGATTGGATGCGCTCGCGTCTGCAAGAGGGCGTCTTCGGCGTGCTCGTCGCGAACGAGAAGGTCCCCTTCACCGACGAGGGTATCGGGCTCGTGGCCGCCTCGGTGCGGGCCGTGCTGACTGCCGCGGTCGCGGCGGGCGTGCTCGCGTCGTTCTCGCTGACGGTGCCCCGCGCCTCGGCCGTGAGCACCGCGAACAAGACCGCGCGCAACCTCCCCGGCGTGACCTTTACCGGCGTCCTCGCGGGCGCCATCCACACCACCGCGGTCACGGGCCGCGTGAGCGCGTGAGGCAGCAGCCATGAAGCAGTACGACTCGAATCAGGTCTACCTCACGCTCGCGAACCGCCCGATCCAGACGGGACGCACGGAGGCCGACTTCGTCACGACGGAGTTCATGGTCGACACGATCACGCCGAGCGTGGGCGCCGACGGCGAAGCCACCGTGTCGCGTTCGAACAACCGCAGCGCGACCATCAAGATCAAGCTGATGGCCACGAGCGACGGCCACCGGCTGCTCGAGCAGCTCTACGCGGCACAGCAGGCCGCGAGCAACGGGGCCCCGATCCCCTTCGAGCTCCGCGACGTGCTCGGCGCGCGCGTGGAGCACGCTGAGGCGTGCGTGTTCATCAAGCCCCCGGCCACCGCGCATGGCGCGACCGTGGGCGAACGCGAGTGGTCGCTGTTCACCGAGCGCCTCATCCGCGAGGTGGTGTGATGCTCGCGGAGCCGCAGTCCCGCACGATCGACGGCGTCACGTACCACGTGCTGCCGCTCGGCTCGCTGGCGTCGATGCGCGTCGCGGCCCGCGTGCTCAAGATGGCCGCGCCCGCGTTCGGCGACGTCGCCTCGCTCGTGGCCGCCTCGAAGGCCGTCGGGAGCGCCCTCGAAGGCCTCGCGGTGGGCGTCGTGAGCGACATCGACGAGGAGACGCTCGTGTACGCCATGCAGGCCTTCGCGCGCGTCACCAGCTTCGAGGAGGGCGCCCGCCGCCTCCCGATGGTGAGCGACAACGCCGATCACCTCGACGAGCACTTCCGCGGCAAGTTCGTGGCGATGCTGAAGTGGCTCGCGTTCGCGGCGTCGGTGTCCTTCCCTTTCGTCGAGAAGGCGCTGAGCGCCGCCAAGCCCCCCGCCCCCGCGGAGGCGTGACCCTCGTGATCCCCGGCCACGTACCGTGGGTGCTCCACCGCGTGGCCGTCTCGGGTCACTACCACGACACGCTCGAAGCGATGGCCGTGCGGTGGAGCCTCGCGGACCTCATCGACGCGGCCGACGTGTGCGACGCGCTCGACGCGGCGCGCCCGGTCCCGAAGGGTGGTGACCTGTGAGCGAAGCACTCCGCAGCGTCTTCGCCGAGCTCGGCTTCGACGTCGACCTCGCGACGCTGGAGAAGGCCGACAAGGCGCTGAAGGGCTACATCGGCGACGCGCAGAAGGCCGACAAGGCCAGCGCGAAAGCCGGTGCGGCCGCAAAGCAGGCGCTCACCGCCGAGGAGCGCCTGGCGAAGATCCGCGCGAGCGCCGCCGAGGCCCGCGCCACGCACGAGGCGAAGGTCGCCTTCGACGCGAGCGACGAGGGCAAGAAGCACGCGGCGTGGCAGCAGCAGATCGACGACGAGACCACCGCGAAGGCGAAGGCCGACGAGCTCGCGAAGAGCCTCTCGACCTACGGCGGCATCGTCGACCACGTCTCGTCGCGGCTGCACACCGCGTTCGGGGAGAACCTCGCGCGGCGCTTCCCACGCCTCGGGGCCGCCGCCAAGAAAGCGGGCGTCGACTCCGAAGGGCTCGGGAAGGTGATCGTCGGCGCGAGCGCCGCAGCCGTCGGCGCGATGACCCTCGCGACCCGCGCCGCGTTCGCCTTCGCGACGGCGTTCGCCGCCGACGCCGAAGCGCTGCGGGACACCGCCCGAGAGAGTCGCGTCACCACGACGCAGTTGCAGGAGCTCGACCACGCGGCGGCGCAGGGCGGCGTCGGCGTCGAGCGGATGCGGTCGGGGCTCGCGACCTTCGGCCAGAGCCTGCGGGCCGCCGAGCGGTGGGGCAACGGCACCACCGGGATGCTGCGGCGCCTCGGCATCCAGACGCGCGACGCCGGCGGCCACATCCGCCCCACGGGCGACCTGCTCGACGAGGTCGCCGTCGCGATGGAGCACATCGAGAGCCCCACCCGGCGCGCGCGCGTCGCGGTGCAGCTCTTCGGCGAGTCCGGGCGCCGGATGCTCGACGTGCTCCACACCGGCCCCGGCGGCATCGCAGCCCTGCGCGCGGAGCTGGCCGAGCTCGGCGGGGGCGTCACCCCCGAGGCCGTCGAGGCGTCGAGGCAGTTTACGCAGGCCACGGAGAAGCTCTCGCGCGCGCAGGACTCCCTGCGGTCTGTGCTCGCGGTGGCGCTCCTCCCGGCGCTCTCGTGGGTGACGGAGAAGGGCGCGAAGCTCGCGGGCCTCTTCGCGCGGCTCACGAACGGCACCCACGTCGCGCAGCTCGCGCTCGCGGCCCTCGGCGTCGTGGGCGCAGCGGTCGCGTCGGGCCTCGTGGTCGCGTGGTTCCCCGTCGCAGCCCCGGTGCTCGCGACTGCG